TATTGCAAAAGAGCGGGACGCTGCTATCGCTTCTGGTGCTCTCAAGCTGCGGCTTCCTACAAAAACCGTCTGCCCCGTACAAACCACCGGAGATCCCGCCCCTGCCACCGGAGATAGCGTTCAAGCAGGAGCCGAACTTGACCCAACGACTGCTCAAAATCTTGTCGCCATCACAGACGACGGAGACAAAGCCATCCGCCAACTGAACGCGTGCATAGACGCGTACAATCAAGTATATCAAACCCTAAGGAGTAAATGATGCAACTCACCGCCAATTTTTCTTTGCACGAAATGTGTAAATCCGAAACAGCCCTACGTATGGGTTTGGACAACACTCCTGATGATGAGGCTACGGAAAACCTTCGTACCCTCTGTGAGCAGGTTTTACAACCCATCCGTGAGCACTATGGTAAAGGGGTGAAGGTTAACTCCGCTTACCGCTCGCCTGAGTCCAACTCCGCGGTTGGAGGCTCTAAAACTAGCGACCACTGCAAGGGTATGGCGGCAGATATTGAAATACCTGGAGTCGCCAATGCAGACCTTGCACAGTGGATTATGGATAACTTGGATTACACTCAGCTGATCCTCGAGTTCTATACTCCTGGGATTCCAGATAGCGGCTGGGTTCATGTCAGCTATGACCCGAACAACCTGAAGAAGCAAGAGTTGACAGCTACAAAAGTAGCAGGTAAAACAACTTATTTGCCGGGACTGGTGGCGTAACGCCGAGTTATAATGAGACCCGTACTTAAACACTGGAGAACTAAGCGATGACTACAGCTGCGATGATGACGTACGACTCGCTTGTAGCGGACATCCAGTCATATCTGGAGCGTAACGACACAGCTACAGTCGCTAAGATACCCACGTTTATTATGCTCGCGGAGCAGGTTTTAACCGCACAGTTGAAGCTGCTTGGTAATCTTATCGTAAACACAAGCACTATGGTGCCTGGACAAACTACAATAGATAAGCCTGCCCGCTGGCGTAAAACAGTGTCTATGAATATTACCGTAGCGGGTCAGCGTCAACCCGTACTACTTAGAAAGTATGAGTATATTAGAGAGTACTGGCCAGATCCAGACCTGACAGATGTTCCTAAGTTCTACGCTGACTATGACTACACGCACTGGTTTGTAGGTCCTACCCCTGATGCGGCGTATGAGTTTGAGGTGTTGTATTATGAGCGTCCTCAGCCTCTAGACTCGTCTAATCAATCAAATTGGTTTACACAGTATGCGCCTCAAGCCCTACTGTACGGATCATTGCTGCAAGCTATGCCGTTCCTGAAGAACGATGCTAGAGCGGTGATGTGGCAACAACAATACGATCTAATCTTGACCGCCCTCAAAAATGAAGACGTCGTTAGGATAGCCGATCGTCAAGCAATGGCGGTGGATTCATGAGCTTTAACAGTCCCTTTACCGGTAACGTCGTTCAACCTACGGACGTATCATACCGAGCGATTACACTTGCAGCAAACACTCAGTTGGAGTGGCCGATCAACGGCAGCGCCACAGATAACTACGCTGCTCGCATCATGGAGGTTACTGCCTCTTCTGCTGGTCTGTCACTGTACATGCCTCCAGCAAATCAAGCGTCTGTAGGTCAAGATGCGATGATTCGCAACCTTGGCGCGACTACTTTTACGGTCAAAGATTACGCTGGCGCAAACACCATCGTTTCTATACCAGCAGGTGAAGCTCGGTATATCTATATAACAGCCAACCCGACTGTCACTGGCACTTGGGGCATCATCGCTTTTGGTATAGGTTCCTCAGGGGCTGACGCAGCTACTCTGGCTGGTTATGGTTTAGTCGCTATAAGCTCAACGCTGAATCAAGCGCAGGAAGTAACTACGTTCACTTCTGACTTTACAGCTAGTACAGCTCAGTGGGCAAAATTGTACGTGTTCACAGGCGGCACAGCTACAGTGACTATGGATAGCGCGGCTACGCTGACCAACAAGTTCTTTTTCTCAGTTAGAAACGCTGGTACCGGAACTTTAACTATTACGTGTTCTGGTGGAGCAGTTATCAACGGCTCCGCTACGTTAACTTTGCAGCCTTCAGACTCGTGTGTAATTTGCTGCTCAGGCACCGCGTTCTATACCGTCGGCTTGGGGCAACCTTCACAGTTCAACTTCACGCTGTTGACAAAAGCCGTCACTTCTGGAACTTATACGTTGACCAGTTCTGAAGCGGCAAACGTGATTCAAAAGTTCACAGGAACTTTAACAGGTAATGTTACAGTAATCGTACCTCCAACGGTTCAGGTTTACTATGTACAGAACGCTACCGTGGGTGGAGTTAGCAACTACACAGTTACACTATCTACTGGAGTTTCTGGCGGTACAAATGCGGTGTTGAGCGCAAACACGCAGTCAACCCTGATTTGTGACTCAGCAAGCTTAGTGAACGCAAACACGATTTTTGCAGGTTTGGCTGCGTTGAGTCTTGTAGACGGCTCAGCTCCTGCGCCTTCTCTGTACTTCTCTGCTGAAACTACAACAGGTGTTTACAGACCAGGATCCGGACAATTCGGTATCTCTGTCTTAGGGGTTAATGCGCTAACAGTATCAGCCACAGGGTTGGCTGTTCCGAACGGTATATCGGGAGGCACGTTTTGACCGCAAAAGTCTTTGCCCTAGACACAAAACCAGGAATCCAACGGGATGGAACTTTGTTCGATGTGGATTTCTATACTGCTGGACGTTGGGTTCGGTTTCAGCGCGGACGCCCTCGCAAAATGCTGGGATACAGATTAATAGCAGACACTTTACAAGGTCCTTCTCGCGGCATCTGGATGAACCCAAATGACGGTGTAAACAGAGTTTTTAGCGGGTACAATGACGGTCTGCAAGTTCTGACTATCGACAACAACGGATTAGGCGCGGGAGCGATAGATTTTACGCTCAGCAACTTTACCGCTTCTGATCTGAACTTGTGGCAGTTTGACGGTTTTTATAACGCAACTGGAGGCGTGGGCACAATCGTCGCGCACCCAGGACAGAACCTGCAGAATATTGATAGTACTACCAACACTCCAGTATTGTCCGGGTCGATTACAGGCTCAACAATGAGCGCAGTAGGCGTGTTCAGCATCGCGGGTTGCACCAAAGCCAGCGGAGCTTCTAGCTTCACACTTCCAGCATCAGACTTTAGAATAGGGGCAGGGCAGATCGTTAGCGGTGACGGTATAGCTCCAGGCACGGTTGTAACTTCAGTATCATCAACTACTGTAAATATATCTCCTGTGACTACAAACGCAAACACCGCTACGATTACTTTTGATAATCAAGTCTCAGTATCAGGCGGCTGCGTATCGTTGCATCCTTACCTGTTTGTGTATGGCGACAATGGGCTCATCAAGAACTGCTCAGCTAACGACTTGACTGACTGGGTGTCGGCTGATGCAAACGAAACCAACGTATCCACGACAAAGGTCGTACAAGGATTGCCAGTTCGGGGCGGATCAAACGCACCCTCAGGGTTGTTTTGGAGCCTTGACTCGCTTATCCGCGTATCGTTCATTGGCGGTGTAGGTACACCTGCTCAATATTGGCGGTACGACATCATAACCAGCCAGTCATCTATACTGTCTAGCCAATCAGCGATAGAGTACGGAGGTATCTATTACTGGTGCGGCGTAGACTGTTTTTTGATGTACAACGGTGTTGTAAAAGAGATACCGAACAATTTCAATATGAACTACTTTTTTGACAACCTGAATTATGCTCAGCGTCAAAAAGTATGGGTAACAAAAGTGCCTCGCTGGGGCGAGATATGGTGGTACTTTCCAAGCGGTGACTCTGAAGAGTGTAATGACGCGATCATATACAACGTTCGTGAGCAGTGTTGGTATGATGCGGGTACAGCTATTGGAGCTCGTCGCTCAGCGGGTTTTTACTCTCAAGTGTTCCATTATCCAGTGATGGCTTCGTGGGAAACTTCAACTGCAGACTTAGTAACAACCTCATCTTTGACGACTGTTAGCGGTAGCGTATTGATAAACTCCAGCACTTATGATCCGTTACTCTATACAACCCTTGTCGTGTCTGGTACAAACATCGCTACAGGCACGCTGCTTAATCAGATCACTACCTCAGGGCTTGCCACATACGGCACTATAACTGGCGGTTCTTCTTACACAAACGGTACATATACGAACGTAGCATTGACAGGGGGCGGGGGCTTCGGTGCTCTAGCCACGATCGTTGTCAGCGGAGGCGCGGTCACATCGGTAACGATTACGTTTCCTGGTTATGGTTATCTTGTAGGCGGCACTTTGAGCGCAGCCTCAGCAAGTATAGGCGGCACTGGAGCTGGTTTCTCAACTCCCGTAGCTACGATCTGGGCTATGACTCTGCACTTGTCCCTTGCGGCTACAGGCAGCGGAACTGAGACGCTATCGTTCTATACGCAAGAAGGTTTGATCGGCATGTGGCAACACGAGATCGGCGTTGATGCGGTGGAAAACCAAAGTATTTCAGCGATAGAGAGTTTCTTTGAGACAAACGATATCGGCTTGGTGTCAGGCGGTCCGTCTCAGCCTAGTATGGTTGGAGATAACGTATGGTTGCGCTTGGAGCGTATAGAGCCAGATTTTATACAATCGGGCGATATGTCCTGTATAGTTACCGGCAGACCTTTTGCGCAAAATGAAGATACTGAGAGCGAGCCTTACGTGTTCAGTCCTGATACAGGTAAGATTGATATGCGTGAGCAACGAAGAGAGATGCGGTTACGATTCATCAGTAATACTCAAGGGGGTGACTACCAAACAGGTAAAATTATACTGAACGCTGACATCGGAGATGTAAGACCTTGACAAATGTTGCGCTTGTATATGACCCTAGGTACCACACGTGGGACTCGTGGGCTTGTCTCATGTGTGAACTATACTCAACGCAAAGCTTGGCGATTCCAGGACCTGAAGCTGAGTGGAAAGACTGGGCTAATGGTTTAAAAGCAATTGACGTGTTTACAAATGAAGCCGCTCCTGACGCGACAGGTTTTGACAACTGGCAAGACTGGGCTTCGCAACTTGTAAACGCAGTAAATCCTAACATCGAGAACTGATATGATAGACTACATAGAACTTTTCAACAAAGTAGGTAGGGCGGCTCGCCCAGCTCATCACGAATTTGTACCCGTCACGTCCATGGAGGACAAGTTTGTCGAGTCGTGTTTTGACTCTTTAGATATGCTCATGATCGTCATGTACATGTCTGAAATCTATGACATAGATGACGAGATCGCCAAAGAGATGCACGCAGAAACGATGCAAGAGATGTACGACTTGATCCAACAGCATAAGAAGCGGGATCCAGAGTCTATGGAGTGGGCGATGGAGGTAATCAAATGATTTATTTGACAAATTACCGTACCGCCTACTCTAATCATGTGGAACTTTTAGATGATATCATCTTTCCACAGAAAGTACACTGGTTTCCAGACACGTACAAACGCGCATCAACAGGCATGTTCTATGCCCCACATCGGTTAGCTGAAAAAGTCTTAGACCCTGAGCTGGTTACTCAACTCAGAGAGAATAAAGTAGGTAAAACCGCTTTCATACTTGCAGCAGGTAATTCTCATTTTGCAGGTATAGGTCCAAGAGTAAAACCGCCTACGCAGTTGACTTATGAGTACAAATTCTTGCCTTTCACGCTTACTCAGGTGTACGCAGGTAGAACAGCTCAGGCGTTGGGGGCTACAGATCATATCGTGACTGACGCGAGTGCGTGCGCCTCTAGTCTGAAAGCTTTGATGGACGTCCACACGCTTATCAACTTCTACGGGTTTGATCGTGTGATCGTTTTGTCTTTAGAGGACGCAGTATCCAACTCGGTGTTGGAGTTCTTCGGTGAAGCGAAAGCTTCGTTGCTTTGGAAAGACGAGCAAACAGGCATTCTACCGTCGGCTTTCGATAGTAAGAACCACGGTTTTTACGTCGGGCAAGGGGCGGTTCTAGCGGTGTTTGATTCTCCAAAAGTAGCCTTCGCAGGCAAGAGCACTCCAATCGCCTCTTTGCGTGGAGCCTTCACAGCGAGTGAAGAATGCTCTAACGCGATCGGTCAACGAGAAGACGGACAAGGATTTATGCGGGCGATGGATGGAGCGTTCTCTGTCGCTAGAGAGAAGCCGCATAGAGTGTCTATCGTCAAAACTCACGGTACTGGAACTATCAGCAATAACAAGTCTGAAAGGGCTGCTCTAGAAGCATTATCTGCTGATTTTGTCGCCACGTCATACAAAGCTAAAATAGGTCACACAATGGGGGCAAGCGGCTTGCTCGAGACGTGTTTACTTATCGACAGCTTAAAGCAGAACATTGTACCAAAGATTGAAAACAGGACTGAAGAAGACTTTAGATTTTTATCTCAAGACGTGTCAGCTCCTAGCGGTTTGATCTTGAGTCTAGCAGCAGGTATGGGTAACGTATATTCAGCAGCTTTGCTGTCTATGGAGATTTGATATGTCACAGATGACCGATAGCGCAAAGCAAACTCTTAATACAGCTGATATCATCATGGCTGCGTTGAAAAATACTAAATCCAAAATACCTCCCAAACTCGCATATCCTGCAATTATGGCAGAGATGTCGCAACCGAATACAGACGTCAAACAACTAGGTAATACGATATTTGTATTGCACAGGGTAGATGAAGACAGAGCCTTTTTTAAGGCTCTAAATGCAGACACCGCTAGAAATTTTCTAGAGAGTAGTAAACAGTACGTAATTTATGCAAAGCAGTCGCTAGGTTTAAAAGTCTTAGTTACTGAGTTTGAAGACCCCGCAATTAGCACTTTGTTTCATGTAATCTCTAAAAATCCTCCAATGCCTGATATGGGGTTTTCAGAGTATAACACCACGAACGGTGGGAAACGAATTGTTTTAAATTTAGGATAAATCATGTCCGTAGTCGTTGAAGCAGCCAAAGATATTGGTAATACCATAGGCGATGCTGCGGTATCTGTAGTATCAACTGTAGGAAACGCAGTATCTGATGTAGGAGACTGGGTCGTTGAAGAAGTAATCGAGCCTGTGGCGGAAGTTGTAGAAAAAACAGTTGAAGCCGCAATCGACGACCCGATAGGTACAGCTGTAAAGCTTGCAGCGGCATCGACTGGAAATCCTTTACTCATAGCTGCGGCGAATGCAGGTGTAGCTATGGCTCATGGAGCTTCTCCTGAAGACGCTTTAAAAGCTGCGGCTACAGGTTACGTCACTGGCGTGGTCGCTCAAGGTGTTGGTGATTACGTGTATGAGAGCGTATCGCCTACAGTGTCTAGTTCTTTATCTAGCACTCCAAACCTCGCTAACGCTGTGTCAAACGCAGCTGCAAACGTCGCTGCTGCAACAGTTACAGGGCAAGACCCTCTGCAAGCTCTGATTACAAGTGGAGCTAACTCAGCAGCGAACACATTAGCCCCGCAAGTACCAGGATATGATACTTTAAGTAAGCCCGAGCAGACCGCCTTAAAAACTTTCATATCTTCTGAGTTACAAGGTAAAGACCCAAGCCAAGCCTTGGTGAATCAAGCCTTGAAAGCGGGAGCCAACTACGTAAAAAACAACCTATCTACAGGTAACTCAAATGAAGGAACCTCAGGTTCTCCAGACATTTCAGCTACAAAAGAAGAGAAAACTCCACCGCCTACCTACGAAGAATTGAAAAAGTACTATGGTGGAGATATCAAAGACGAGACGCTCCAAGAGATCGCTGAATCAGGCGGTTCAGTAGATGCTTATGCACGGCAATCTTTAGACGCTCAATCCGCAGCAGATAAAGCAGCAGAAATGGGCTTGTCATACGAAGCTCAAAAAGCGATCAAAGAAGAGGTCTTGAGCCAAGATGTATCGCTTTGGGCTGATGCGAACGCCTCTAAGTATGACGCTAATCCTCTACTTGACAATGCAAAGTACGCTCAAGACATGTCGTTAGAGCAAGCGAAAGCTGAGGCGGCTCCAGGAGATATCTCAGAAGTAACCTCAAAATGGTTGATGGATCAAGAGACTAAAGATACAAAACTCTGGATTCAAGACCAAGCCGATGCAGCAGGCATCGCTGATGACGACTCTGTTAAAGAGATTCTGGACAAAGTTGATAGTGGAGACTTGAACGCTGCAGACGCGTACAACACATTTAAAGAAATAAAGGCTGAGTCTATTTCCGAAGCTATTCAAGACGATCCGGAGAAAAAAGCTGAGTACGACAAGGCTTTACAACACGCTAAAGATAACGGACTGACAGACCCAGCATTGGCTAACCAGTGGGCTACTGATGTAGTTGCGGGGTTGAAAAATTATCAGGATTTTGACACTATAAAATCTTTACCTGATATTGCTTCAGACGTTGAGCAGCAAGCTAAAGAAAAATATAATCTGAATGATGAAGACGCTAAAGCAGTAGCCCAGCGTGTATTGTCAGGAGAACTCAACTACAATGATGCGTTGACTGTAGCCAATAACGTATCTATGTCTAGAGAACTCGGTTATGATTCTCCAGATCTGGTAAAAGACGCCCCGACTATGCTGGACCAAGGCGCAGAACTAGAGGTGAAAGCTCTGCATTTTGAAGCTGATAACGGTATCGTCGCTACTACTCAAGCAGAAAAAGACGCGCTAGAGGTAGCGAAAAACGATATACGTAACGGAGCTGACGCTGCGTCCGTGTACAGAGACTACGAAGCAGGTAACTATGCAGGTATGAAGGTATTTACCCCTTCTACAGATGTAGGAACGAACATTCCATATGTAGCTCCAGAGACTCTAGAAACTCCAGTGGAAGCTCCAGTAGAAGCTCCAGTAGAAACGCCTTTAGACACCTCTTTATATCCTCTAGATACCACTTTAGCTCCTGTAGATTACTCGCTAGGCTCCACAGGCACTCAAAGCTTAGGTATAGACCCTTACACTGGGACAGGGTTGACCGCCCCATCGGCTATCACGAATGTGAGTGACCTTGTAGATATAAACCAACCTATAGACTACAGCATATATGATCCTATACAAGCCACTGACAGCGGTCTAGGTTTAACCATGCCAGAGTCTCCCGCTCTAAAAGGTATGGGGGGCGGGCAAGGTTTAACTACGGAAGTTACAGATCCAACAACTGGTGAAACTGGTACTCTTGGACAGCTAGGACTTACCCCAGAAGGAGCTGCTCCAGTTTTGGGTGACCCTAAGTCCTTCATCAATGATCCTGAAGTCACTGGCTCACCTATACTCGCTGTAGATCCTGAGTACCTTGTACCTTTACCAGTTAAGACAAGGACCCCGATACCGCTTGTAACTACAACAAAGTTTACAAAACCCGCCTCAAACTTACCTACTGGTAGCGCAGTTGCAGCTTCGCCTTCCTCTGCTTCTGATGGTACACAGGCTACCCCGTCTTGGAAAGCTTCTATGCTGACTCCTGGAGGTTTGAGCTCTACGTACGATCCGAACCAAAACTACAGTTTCCAAAGCGTTTACAACCCTCAAACTCTTGACATCACCAGCACAACTCCGCTTCAGCAGATAAACCCTGCGTTCCAAGAGCAAGCTATTCCAGAAGACATACCTATGGCACCGCAGCAAAGCACCTCTGGATATTATAATTACGGGGTTGAAAAGAGCCCTATATCGTTTGACGCTGCACCTTTCTATGAGAGCTCTACACCGCAAGTGCCGCATCTGAAAAGAGGTGGTGGCTTGTCGATGGTTGCACCTTTGATTGCACAGGGAGGGGTCCCGCATAAGGGATCGCACTATGTGGAGGGTGAAGGTGGAGGTCAAGACGATTTGATAGAGGCTCGATTGGCAGATGGTGAATACGTGTTTGATGCAGATATAGTTTCTGCGTTAGGCGATGGGTCAAACAAAGAAGGTGCAAAGAAGTTGGACGCTATGAGAGAATCTATACGAAAGCACAAGCGTTCTGCGCCAGTGAAGAGCATACCGCCAAAGGCTAAATCACCACTGGCTTACCTAAAAGGAGCTAAATAACATGTCGTTAACACAAGGAAGCGCGTTACCCGACGTAAATACAACGACGACGCAAACGACAAATGCGCCAACGTACTACACAAACTATCTTTCTGACCTAGCAAAGGCAGGTCAAACAGCGACAGCTACAGATCCTACAAAGTTGGTTGCAGGGTTTAGTAACCTTCAACAGCAAGGACAAGCAGCGGTACCTGATGCCGCAAACGCATACAAACCAGGACTCACGGCTGCTGAAAATACCGCTGCTGGAGTCGCCGCAGGGTTGACTCCTGAGCGTATCAATGCGTTGATGAACCCGTACACGTCAAATGTCGTGAACGAGATGGAGCGGCTGCAACAGCAGAATATACAACGAAATATTCTTCCTGGGTTGAAGGCTGCGTTTGTAGGTACAGGGGGCAGCGGTTCACAGCGATTCGCAAATGCTACGGGTCAAACCATGGCTGATATGCAGTCTAATTTGACTGGACAACAGCAAGGGGCATTATCCACTGGATATAGTCAAGCTCTACAAGCTGCGTTGCAGAATCTGCAGCTTCAAAACCAAGCCGCAACTACACAAGGTAACCTCGCTGCTCAAGAGCAGACTTTGGGGCTTACAGGTGCAAATGCTATGATGAACACAGGAGCTCAACAGCAAGCTTTAGAGCAAGCTAAGATTGACGCTCCATTGAAACAAGCCGCCAACGCTGCTCAACTACTTCGCGGCTACACCGTACCTACATCCACATCGCAGACTTACAAAGGTCCAATGCCTGGAGCGTACTCAGCTTCTCCGCTGTCTCAGATGGCGGGTGTTGCATCGTTGTTCGCCTCACCTACCAATGGTAAAAGCGCGATATCAGGTTTGACAGACTGGTACAAGTCTATGTTCCCGTCTAGTGGCGTTCCTGCAGGAGACGGTTCAACTTCAAATGGAAACTCAAATGAGGGCACTTCAGGGTCTCCAGACATTAGCGCAGGTCCAGATATTGAACTTCCTGGCGACGATACAGATTACTCCGGAATCGACACAGGACCTCCTCTAAATGAGATAGATATGGGAGGTGGCGGTGAAACCACCTACTACGGTGACGGTACGGATTCCGGCACGGGTAATAGCTCTTATTATGACTATTTTGACACCTCTGGAATGTCGGAGGGCTAAAACTATGACAACAACATCGCCTCTTAAAGCTGTTTCATCGGCTATACCACCAGAGCTTTTTGGTGATAGCGATAAGAACTACGCTGAAAAATATCAGAACGCAAAAGAAGCTGAAGACAAGCTGATGAAGCTTTTAGAGCAGAGGAATGAGGCTAGACTCAGCCCTTCTATGCTCGCTTTGGCTGGTGCATTTTTTGATCCAGGTAGGACTGGTAACTTTGGAGAGTCTTTAGGTCGCGCTGCTACAGCCTACAGTAATGCTCAAAATGTAGAGAATCAACAGTTGCAAGAAAACGCAATGGCGCGTATGCAGTTAGCAAACATGCAACTGGAAAGAGCTCAAAGTGGTAAGATGTACAACATGGCGGCACCGTACATAAAAGACCTCTTAGGTGGGGAAAATAAACAAGAGATTTTACCAGAAGCCGCATCTCAACCTTCGACTCTAGCTCCTGCTTCTGCGCCAGTTAACGCGCAAACCGCTGAAACGCTTCCTCCTGGGGTATCTAACGCATCTGCAACTTTCAGATCTGGGTTAGCTACAGCTCCGCAACCTAGCACAACGGCTGCGCAACCTATCACAACAGCTGCGAAAGAAGCACCTGCAGCAGAACCGACATCAGTAGCTACTGCGAAACCTCTAGAGATAGATACTAGCCCCGATATCATGATCAATGGTAGAAAGGTTAATCCTCAGATCATCGCGGGTTTGAAAATGCTTCCCGCTACAAGAGCTACTGGTGAAGCGTTAGACGGCTTGTACAAACAAAAGATAGCTGAGCGCGAGTTTTTACTGAAAACTGAAGAGAACCGTCGTCAAAACGAAGCAGCCTCTATTAAACAAAAAGAAGAGGAAAGAGCAAAACGCGCTGCACAGCTCAAAGAGGAAGATGAACTGCGCGCTAAGAGTAAAGAAAAGCGTGAGGCAGGTGAGTTTGAGCGTGGGGCTTTCAAGACGACCCCGTGGGGTTACATGGATGTTAGTGATCCTAAAAACCCCAAACCTGTGTATATCTCAAATCCTGGAGAACCTGATGTAGGTATCAACTTTCCTGAGTTCAACGGAGAAAGCCTCTTAGGGTCTAAAGAAGATTTGATGAAGCTCCGTGAGGCTAGAAAAAATAAAGACGCGGCAGGTGTAGAGGCTATCTACAATTACTTGAGGTTTGGAGTGAGCGGTAAACCTGTTCCAGGAGATAAAAATACAGGACAAATTCCTGCAGAAGAAAAAGCTGTAAAGAAGGTAGCAAGCGAGCAAGCGGCTAAATCAACAGCAGAAGCTCAAGCTAAAGAGACTCAAGACTTCTTGAAGAATGAGCCGTCTCAGCGAGACACAGTATTTGTTTCTGCGCGTATCATGAAGAACGCTTCAGAAAACTCTAAGATGTACGGGTTGCTGAAAAAACCAGGAATAGGTTCAGCTATCGCTCAATTTGCTAGAGACAGAGGAGAAGTAGGGGAAGTAGCGATAAGCAAAGAGAATATAGAGAATTTCCTGCGGCTTAAAAACATAAATACTAAAGACACTGACATGACTGCAGTTGCAGAAATGAGTAGTGACCTCGCCCGTCTGCACTTTAACTTCCGTAAGCAGCTTCTTGAGAAACAAGGTCAAGTTTCTGACCGAGAAGACATGGGTATTGCTAAGATCCAAGGTACACCCTCAGACACTCCAGAGTATCTGATTAAAATGGCGCAACTTACAGGGCGCAAAGCTCAGTTTGACACGGCAGTTAGCTCAGATTTCCGTGCCTATCGTCGTGATACGAAAAACCCATACATCACCCTTGATGAGTACAAGAGCGATCCTAAATCAGGTTACCAAAAACTACTCACTGGGTACGAAAGTTGGTTGACTAAAACGTACAACCTTCCAAAAAATTTGACTCAGTCTAACGATGCGAAACAGGAAAACGTCGCGCCACTAAGTAAGAAATCGCTAGATGCTATTCTTGAAAAACGAAAATTGAATAAGCAAAAACAGGAATAAGGACTTAAGATGCCTATCAATTTTGACAAGATGAGTGACGAGCAATTAAAAGTTGCAGCCATGGTTGCCGCAGAAGCGGAAGCACAGGGAGTGAACCCCGACTATATACTACCTCTGGCTTATCAAGAAAGTAAATTTAACGCAAAGGCTCTTGGACCTATGACTCGCAGAAAAGAGCGAGCCGTAGGGGTGATGCAGCTGATGCCGTCAACCGCGAAAGAGCTTGGAGTCAACCCGAACATATTAGAAGAGAACATTCGCGGGGGCGTAGCTTACTGGAAAAAAATATTTGAAGACCCTAAAGTGGGTAACGGTAAAGATATTGATAGAGCCTACATCGCGTATAACGCAGGACCTAACTCCCAGTACTTTAAGACTGGTAACCCTGAGGATATACCTACCGAGTCTATCATGTATCTGCAAAAGATACGCTCATACTCGGCTGATACGGAGACTCCAGAAACTGAAGCGATGACCTCAGAGGCTGCGCCGCCCGAGTCGTTAGATCAGAACGAAGAGTTTGTAAGCTCGCTTCCTGCAGAAACTCAAGCAGTTGCTGAGGGCGAGAGTGAACCTCCAGGAAAATTTGACTTTGACTTTGAAAAGTTCAGACAAGAGCAAGAAGCTGAAGCAAAAACTAAACCTTACGGATTTAGCGACCAAAGTACGCTCACCGGCATCGCAGGTACAGGGTTGGGGCTTACCGCAGGAACTACACAGTCTGGACTCAAAGTCTTAAACGATTTCCGTAACCTGCCGAAAGATATGACATCAGCAGTGAGGGGCGCCAGTGCGGGTACGAGCCCGTCTGGTAGCCCTCAATCGGTTAAAAACTGGGCAGAGTCACAGGGTTACAAAGACCGTGGAGCGCAGACATACGAAAAGGCTCATCAAGCTGAAAGCGGAAGACGTCCTGGGTCATCTTGGAGAAACCCTGCAACTGGTGAGACGATGAAACCTACGTTCAGGACTCCGAAGCCTCCCGTGTTTGAACCGCCACCCGCTGCTACTCCTACGCCTCTACAGCAGGCAGGTAACTGGGGTACAAAGATACTACAGAACCCGATCGTGAATAGAACACTTGCAGGTCTAGGTGTAGGCTTCAGTGGTAATGAGGCTATAGAGCGAGGTAAAGCAGGTGACATCCCTGGAGCTGCTTTAGCGGGCACTTCAGCTTTGGCCAGCGCAGCCTCTTTGAATCCTGCGTGGGCACTTCCAGCAAACCTCGTTTCTGCGGGTAGTACAGGTGCTCTAGCTATGCTAGACAAGATCCGGAATAAGATGGCGGAAGAGAATAAGACACCGCCAGCTCCCGTTACTGAGGATGAGCTCAGACAAGCAAATCAGCCTGTTGGTGGGTTCTATCCTCAACGCATGGTTAAACGCAGGGACCCTAGGCAAGTACAACAGCAGCTCTCAGGAAAATTACTCGGGGATTTGGATAATCAGCTACAGGATTTCTCTAAACCTACTCAGATTTCTCCTGCAGCTGCCCAAAAGTAGTCATTTTCGCTTGAGACGGCTTAGAGCCTTCTCCACTTCTTCTGATCCTCTGATATCTCGAAGTAAAGTCAAAACTTCTACAACCCCTCTAAGAAGAGGTGCAGCAAAATCGTCTGTCTCGAGATCTCCTTCGATACCCACCTTAGGAGTAACGAAAACATTGTCGTCTATTTCCAACTCGATCGTGAAATGATGTTTCATAGTTACTCCTGATTGACGTAGGCTTTTGTAGCATCTGAACCGTCATCATCCCGAACCACCTCGATATACTTTTGAAGAAAGTGCTGAGCCTTGAGTAAGTCAGCAAGCCCATTCTTCTTTTTCCAACGAGTCACGTACTTGGTAATTTGACCCTGAAAGTAATCAAGATCATTCGCCACGACAAAATCCCAGTGCTGGATATCAGATCGGTAATGGTTTCCAGCAACCTGACGACCGTTGGCCAAATCAGAAACCCGAGTACCATTTAAACCTTTTTCAAAATCAGACATGTCTACGCTCCTTAATAAGATCCTCTAACAACTTCAAACCTACGGGGTGTGGGGTTAGCCCACGCAGGTACTCAACACCACGCTCAAAGACGTCTGAGATGGCTCTATTACCCATATCTAGCTCACCCAGACAGGTATAACAAAGATCAAGCATATCAGCCCACTTCAGAGTCAACGCTTCCTCAGCCGTAAGCCTTGGAGTCTTGAGCCAGTTCTGCGCCATCATCTTTTCCTCAAGAGCGTCTAAGTTCTCTTTGAGGATCGGCATTTCCCACTTTGCAGTCGCAGGCACGTCACCCGTCCACTGCTCAGCGGTGTCGTGTAGCAGCGTAGCTGATATCAGCTCAGGCGACGGGTTCTCATCACCGCAAAGCGCAAACACGATCGCCAGCACGTTTGCAGTATGCTCGCCTACGGTTTCGTACTTATGCATTCTACGGGTATGCCAGCGAGTAACTGAGTTACCTGCCCGTACAGTTTTGATCACTTCATGCGCTAGCATTTTTACCTTTCAATGGAGCACGACGAATCTTAGCTACGCCTCTAGGGTACTTCAGCTCACGAGCAGGGGCATCACCAACTTTGATTTCACGGATATCAGCCGCAGCTTTACAACCGTCAATCATACGCTGTTGCTCATCCCAGAGCTCAAGAATCAAACCTGCAAGCGGACGCATGCTATACGTCGGGTTGTACTTCTCAAAGTCAGCCGTAGTTTCCCAGCCAAACGCTTCCAAGTACACATCCCAACTCACACGCAGCCTACGGAGCAAGCTCTTCACTGCAGCATCAGAGGGGCGAACATAGTACATAGGTAAAGCGATACCTGCTTCACGAGCCAAGTTGACCCAGTGATCATCATCTAGAAACTTTCGTTTGTACAGCTCACGCTGAAACTCAGATTGCTCTCGAGCCTTTGCGCTGCTCTCAGGCGAGAATGGTTTTGTCATTTCGTTCTTTCTCAATTTTCGATTTCAAGTATGCCGCGATCAGCAACGCCTCAGCGCGGTCAATATGCTTTTTAAGATGCAACTCAGCTTTCGGAAACATCTTTACGGCTAATGCCCTCGCTTGCTCTTTATCACTCGTCAACCCGTAGTGCTTTTTCCACATCGTTGGAGTGATGTAGAACGTAGGCATACGAGCGCACGCTAACACTGCACGACAGCACCCAAACGAGTCACCAAGACTGAAGACGCTTGACACGCCTTGTCCCGGCATCGCGTTTACGCGTTCAAGCGCAGCCACTGTTTCAAAATCAGCTTCGGCAATGATATCCATCAAACCAGCAGCGTTGATCTCATTCTTTACTGTACCCGTGCCTTTCTGTATGATCGGGATATCCCAGACTCGATATCCAAGATGATCAATCATAGCCACAGCCCCGCTCAAACCAGGATCAATACCGATGTAAGTATTTAGAACGTTGTCCACAGGTCACATCCTTTCAGTTGAGCTGCTTGAGTCAGTACTACTGATTGTTGCTCACAGTACCAACCGCCTTCATCTTTGATCGCAGCATACTGACAAGTTCTGCAGTTGACAAGCGGCTGAGCCTTACCCCAGCAAACCTCTTGACCGTCACAGAACTTACAGCGCCAGTCACCCTCTTTTTCCGCGATGCGGGGTGGAGGGGACATGGACATCGTCAGCTGCTCAAGCTTACGCTCGATATCAGCGATACAACTTTCATCACGAGTTACACGTTCTATGTAATACTGCTCATCGTCTTTTCGCAGAGCCACATAGAGAGCGCGGTCTAGCCCAGCCAGCCACATACCAGCATGCATCTGGTAGTAATGCGAGGGCTTGGCTTCTTTCACGCCTCTTTTCTCTAGCTCTTTGAAACCGTTTGCATTGGAAGTTTTGATCTCGAGCAAGTGAGGAGTCTTTTCAGCTCCAGGAACGCCACGGACTACACCGTCAGGCTTGCAGACAAAATGCCCGCTGGCTGCTGTGTAAACCCACTGCTTTCCCGTATCTGCATCGACGTCCCACACCTCTAGACCTGCGTCTTTGAGGTCTTGAACGATTCGCGCTTCCTGCAAATGACCAGTTTGAAACAACCGCAACATACGCCCCGAGGGGGTATCATTGTGGAAGGCTCGCCAATCATACCAGATAGACCGGACACATTCCTCACCGATTCCTGACGCTCCAATCCTAGCCAAATAGATAGCTTTACTTTCTCTTTTCTCGTAGGCACTGTAGATCAGCTGCTCGAGTGCGGAATGATGTCGCGGTATAGCTGCCATTAGACTACCTTAGTTACAGCCTGAACAGCCCACATGGAAGCGGTTTCAGCGTGGGTGATAGCGACACTGAGGGCTCGCTGGGTTTCAGCAGCGTGATAACTATCGCGAAGAGTTTCCAGATACTTGATCGTATCATCAAACTGTTCTTTGATCGTGTTAACACGGCGCACCTGATCGTCGCTTAAAGCTGTGTAGCCTTTGATCAACGGAGCAGGTTCAGGCTCTGGAGTGATAGCTACAGGCTCCGCTACTGGAGCGGCTTCTTTCACTTCTTCAACGGGAGGGGGAGGAGGTTTCTTTGCTGTAGTTGCCATGATCAATCATCCCAAGGAGCTTTTTTGCCAGCAGGGGCAGGGGGTTTAGAGGTAGTAGACGGAGCAGGGGTAGATGCAGCCGCAGCGGGGGTAGGCTTCGCAGCTGCTGGAGCTGGTGCGGCTTTTGGGGCTGATCCGCCAGCAACCTTGTAGCCGTTGATGCGGTTCTGCGGACCGTACTGACCGCTTCCTGGCTCGACACCTACATCGGCATTGAAAGGAACGTTCAGCAGCTCGTCTGTATCAGCAGCTCCTGGCTTACCGCAAGCAGAAGCCCAACCTGAGATTTGACGACGTCCAATTTCCTCAGCTTTTGCGCTAGGGTTTTGGATGTTGAAGTTCATGAAAATGAAGCGGTCAGCGTGGGTAGGACCCAGAACGCGAAACTTCGCTTTGATGTAAACGCCAGTGCCTGCAGAGGTAGTCTTGCTCTCAGCTTCCTCACACATCAACTGGTACTCACCTGCGGGGATAGGCTCATAAGAACCAGTACCTGTGTCCGGCTCGTACTCAGCCGCATTAAATCCAAATCTTGCCATTTTAAATACTCCTCTTACAGTTTTACGGGGATAGACTCGACCAACTTGTCAAACATCATAGGGATGGTGTCTGGGCAGTTGTACCGATTCTTTGCGATGTACGCAGGGTTCTCAACTACATGAAGCAGACGCTCTCCAGTAGTGATACCTCGCGACACTTGGTTACCGAAGCCCGCATCGGACTTCTTGACAATCACTCTGAAGCTAGCAAACGCCAGCACATCTGTCCACTCTTGCAACAAAGCATTGCAGCGATTAGGCAGTTTGGGCTGAAACCGATCGTAGGAATCAGAGCGAGGGTCTTCGTATTTGACTGTGACAGCATGAGCCAAGATGACTACATTCATACCACGCTTCTTGCGAAGCACGTCAAAACCTGTTAGCAACTCACGAAACGCCTCAGCGATCATCATTGCACCTTTACCGTATGACAAATCCTTAGCGTCATGCTTGGACTCGACATCGACTGTGATCAACGGCTCAACCAGCCAATCGACGCTATCCAAGACCACGGTCTTGAAATCATGATCTTCTTTGATCAACGTTCTGATATTTTGAGCTACGTCATCAACCGTCTCAGCGCGAGGAAATGATGTGACTTCTAGGGAAGCCAGACCGTCCTCGGTTGAAATGAAGATAGGCGAGGGGAACTGACTCGCCAGCGTGCTCTTACCAATACCGTGACCACCGTAGATACAGATCCTAGGCGGCACTGCCTGTTTACCAACTACCAAATTTTCTTTCCAATCACTCACTTTTTTCTCCTGTTAAAATTACACCGCTCCGTTATTATAACCTCAAACATTAACGTAAAGCTAGTTAAAGTTTAAAAATAAATTATCATACTTTAGCTTGTTCTTATCCCAACGTAAAACGTCACAAACCCCATGAGCCTCCATGATGATGGCAACGCAGATAGCGCAAAGCGTAGGGTCACCTGACATGACGAGACGATCATAGACCCGCCAATCGGCTAACACCCTACGGGCGTGTTGGATAGCCGCATCAGGATCAAAGTCTCTACCGATAGATGAGAAGATTTCTCTAACCTCACCGTGCTCATACGCCGCAGAATAATCGCGTCGCTTGTCAACATGAACCAACCATACAACACTCATTTGATATCTCCATAAACTTTACCCCATTTGACCTCAGCCTTCACAGGCAAGTCTGGCCACCATCTAGGTGGAGTTGACATTACTTGTTCTATGTAGTCCCGAGCAGCGGGACCCTCGTGTTCATCAACCACGGCTACCAATTCGTCATGCACCGTCAGCGCGACTGGATAAGTCTCATTCACAATGAGCAACTGTTCCATGACTACGTGGCGAGCTACAGACTGTATGATGTTCTCAGTAACCAGACCGCCATAGATCGTTGAACGCCCATCGCCTCTAGACATGTAAGACCAACGACGCTCAGCAAATGAGTAGCTGAGGGAAGGATACAGCAACGGACAACCGACAGGTAACCTGATTTCGTTCTGCCCCGTATAGACGTCCAATGATTCGCTGAGTTTCATTCTTGACCCAGTCCATACACCTTGCAAAGCCTTATCGCAGGTATCCCAGAACTTCACAATCGCGTAGTTCTTTTTACGGTACGCAGCGATCGCTTTCTGACACATTTCCATGGGGCGGGACTTTCCTTGAGCGCGGAGGAACTCAAAGAACGTGTTAGCAGACATGCCGTAGCCCGCACCCAGAACCGTGACTTTACCCAACCAGCGTTCATCCTCATCAGCCTTTGTGATTTCACGACCGTAGATGAAGGACGCCATATCGCAGTAAGGATCAAGCCCATCTTCAAACACCTTGACCAAGTCCTGCTGGCCTGCCGCTAGAGCCAAAGCTCGGGCTTCAATCTGTGAGCTATCGCCGACGACTAGGACCTTTCCTGGAGGGGCTACAATACCCTTGCGTAGCTTTGACCCGCGAGTCAAGTTCTGTAAATTGATACCACCGCCTCCGCTGAATCGACCCGTATGCGCTCCGTAGTACAGCAGCGGAACTGGAAGCAGTCCTGATTTTCCAATGGAGCTGAGTCGGTTAGCGCGGGTTTCCTCAATGGTTGATTTCAGTTTAAGCCTCGCAGCGACGAGGGTTTGCACGCGGACATCAGGATGGTCGAGCAGATCTGTAATTTCCTTATCGTCTTTGGCGAACGCATAAGTAGGCTTTCCAGTTCTGTAGCTGATTTTCATAGGCGGTTCTACGCCTAGAGCTCTGAGAGCGTCAGCCATCTTAGGATTAGACATGATAACGTCACGCGTTATGCCTGCCTCATGGAGCATCTTATCTCGGTTCAGTAATAGCTCAACCACGTAATGGTCTAGCATTTCATGATCAACAGCCAGCCTCGGCTGCGTAACAGCCTTGATAGACCATTCTAGAAGCATACGCTCAAAACGAGGAAGGCCAGGGATAAGTTTAGAGTAAATCTCATTGCATAGCTCCACGTCACGCACGCAATATTCATCTAGGATCGACATCTCATAGTCCTGAAGCTGCTCAAGACGCTTTCCTTTGGATACGCTGAGTGCATCTAGCTTTGCACGCAACCCTAGAGCTTCAGCTACTGAGCGTAGCGAGTATGACTTCAAACGCAGCAACGCACGCGCCAACCCGACAGTGTCCACCCACTCATCTGGATTCCATCCGTAGTGGTAAGCTGCGATAGCCCCATCGAATTGAGCATTGTGAGCTACAGCACGAACCTTGGTTCCGTAGAATTTAAAAGCCTTCTCTATGTCTTGACCCCAAGCCACCACTGTAGCCTCATTGTTCAGCTTGAAGCCGCAGCAGAGGGCTTGAAATCTAGGGTCACGGATGTACTCGGTAGAAGTCAGATTACCTGATGACAAAGAGTACTTCTCCTTCGGGTCATAGTAGGTTTCAAAGTCCAGGGTAAGTGTATCAAGCATCGCCAGCCTTGATCAGTTTGTCAGCCAGACGATAAGCTTCCTCACAATCCTCATTGAAATCAGTATCGCCGTTTTTCATCAGCTCTTTGAATATCTCGATAGCAAAATACTGACGAATCGTCATGCCTGGCTCTATGATGTACCCTTGCTGATTAACTGGAAATGCTGATTTTTTCATCACACTCATGTTTTTCTCCTGCTACCTTTGTTGTGAAAATTAGATGGCACTTTGTACAACGATACAGCATGCCTTCCTCGACGATAACCTTACCCCTGCCTCTTAACTTACCCCAGAATGTTCTTATCAGCTCTAGCATCACGCCTCCTTTTCTTTGAGCCAAATCTCACAGGCTTTACGCCAGTCGGTAGCTTTGATGCTGTCGAGGTAGCGCAGCCCATGACGTGTTTTCTTATGCTCCCACCAAACCAAGCTGATCGGTTGAACGACGTCTTGGAAGTAGGGGGTACGGAACAGCTGATCGGTTTGAGGATCAACCATGAAGTCAAGCAAGTCAGCTTCCCAATCTGAAGTCTCACAATCTGTGAACATGGGATAAGGGCTGACGATGAGCTCAGCGTAGTCTGTAGAATAGTAATCCTCAGGTACGTATGAAGTATCTTTAACCTTATCCCAGACGGGTAAGTTCGTATAGACGTGCAACGAGTCGGACATCTGCGTGTAGGGACCGACAGTATAACCAGCGCGATGGGCTACGTACTCTTGGAGCATACTAAAATGCACCACGTTGGCGCCCAACTTGCCGTACAAAAGATCGTTAGAGCGGCAGCAAACCGTCATGTAGAGAGCCCCATCACGCACCTTCCAATAGATGTGAGTATTGCAGGGATGGTCTTTTTTGTTCTGTCCTAAGTCAAGCTCTGTATCCCACATCGTGGTGACGATACGGCGATCTGTAGGGTTCTTTTTCAGTAACTGTATAGCCTTCTCAATCTGATCTACACCGCGACCGCGAAGGCGCCAGCCGTAGGCACCCCAGAAAGTATCACCGTCATCGCTGTACTGCTTCATCTGTGAGTTGAAGTAATCCAGAAACTCAACATCGCGATAGCCGCCAATGATCCAGAGCCCTTCCATGCTATGAAAGAACGGATTACACATACGCTTTTTATCAAACAGTACTCGCTGCATAGAGTCTTTGTAGGTTGTAGCTACAGGCTCATTGAACTCTAGTACAGGACCGTTTCGAGAGCTACGATCGGTGCCCTCTAACCTGATCGCATTGATTTCCAACGAGAAAGCCTCGTTCACGTTCTTGACATTAAAAGCTCTCATGTTTTCTCCTCAAAAAGCTGTTTCTGGTTTATAGGTTGAACGGGGACGACCTGAGCCGTTCTCGGTGCGGATGTACTTGTCAAACTCACACATGCAGTTCTGCCAGTCATGCAGCGTAAGCTTCGGCTCACCTAGGTCTACAAGAGCTGACACTTCCTTGGCTACGTACTGCAGCTCATCGTTGAACTGAGCCTGACCAATCTTACCTTCTAGTTTCCTACCGAACAATCGGTTGAGCCCACGAGTTGAACCAGGACCGATTGGAGCGTAGGTGTAAAGGTCAGGAGCTGAGCTCAGCTGAGGACTGTAAGTTAGATCAGCTACGACTTGGCCAGCCATGAAAGTGCCGAAACCGTACAACCCTTTGAAAGCTTCCATCGTTTCTTCAATAGTATCATACACGATTCTCTTATCAGCTTTCAACGCATTTTCCAGCATCGCTTGAGCTACCCACAGCCCCTTACCCATACCTTCAGGTACATGCCGCGCAGTGATGATATAGGCACCAGTCCAAGTCTTTTGACCTGAGGCTACACGCTCATCAATCGCATGACCGAACCATACAGGGTCAAACATATGAGTCGGCCAAACTTGCTCGTCCATTAGATGCTGGATTGTCGGTGGCCAGTTGATTAAGCGAGCGCAGCAGAGTTGAAACCAAAGATGTGGAGAATCTTTATTCGACTCAATGATATGGTCTATGATCCACTTGGATACACGATCGTCACGACGACGTACGTTGCAGAAGCGGTACGTGTCAAGTATCTTATCCTCAGTCCAAGGTCTGGGAGCCCCAGCATCACGCTCGCGCCTTACATGCTCACGCTCATCAACGAAGTAAGCCAGCTTCGTCATCATCAATGGATTAGGCAGACCTGCCAGATTATCAAACATAGCCTAGTTCCTTGCAGATAACTTCAACGGCTTCCTCAGCACTGACCCAGTGCGGGTTCAACCCTGCGGCATGGAGCTTTTTAGCTGATGAGATATTCTTTTTGTCGTTTGTCAAGATGTTATCGGTCTTTTCAATTGGAGGCTTACCTTCTACCGCTCGTCTAGCATTCACGTTCGCCACGCACTGCTCGAATGGAGTGTTGAGGCAAACAGGTACGATTCTAGCCCCGATCATCTTGAGCCGCTCGTTCAGCAAGATTGTAGGCTCGTACACATTACCAACAATCACGCCCTCATAGATCACATTCGTAAACCCTGCGCACTCAACGACAGCGTCCCAGACCATCTGCGGGGTTTTGATTGTATCGCACCCTCCGCATACACGATCATAAGAGCCTAGAATGACGAAGTTCTTGTAGACATTGACCAACACGCCATTGTCCAAAGTAATCTTCTTTTTGAAATCGTCCTCAGCTCTATCCATCACTTTACGGGCTACCCACGTCTTGCCCGCACCGTTAGACCCTCGTACTGAAATAACCACGTTTGACATACTTGCTCCGTTATTTAAGATTAAATTTTAACGTTCTGAGGTGTAACGACAACCCCTAAAAACCCTAATGCTGTGATTACCGCGTCACGCTGCGACACCAATCTAGCGTCCATACCCCACGACTTCATTTTCAAATGAGCCAGCTCAACTGCGCGGTATTTTGGAAGCAAAGACTTTGCTGGGTCAAAGGGTTTATCATTACCTGCAAGAGCGCGTCGGCTCATCGTTTGAGCTACGCACTGAGCACTGGGGGTGTCTAAAGTCAAAGCATGAAATTCACCATAGCCTGTGCACGCATCAGCGATATCTTTGGTCAGCTGCTGGAGTCCAGACATCAACAAACCTTCCAGGACGATATGACCGTAAGGGATAATCTCAGCGCAAGCGGGTACAACATCACGAACGTGACGAACCCGATCAACCCCTCCAGTTACCGCACCCTCATACTTACCGACAAAGGCTACTGCCTCGCCGATAGGTGTGTGATAGACGTGTAGGAAAACCCCATTAGAGGTCTCAACATCTTTGTAGTGCTTCAGGTAATTCATGATAGCGCGTACTGCTGTAGTCTTACCAGAGCCGTTCGTACCGCGGATGT